CTCCTTCTAATCCTGTGGGTCCAGATAGTCCTTCTAACCCTGTTGGTCCGGTATCTCCTTCTGCTCCTGTTGGTCCGGAAGCTCCAGTAGGAATGAACGTAAATATAGCATCAGCTCCAGGCGCCGCTGGCGTACCTCCATCAACATTACTATCTACCCAGACAAAATAAAAGGGATCTCCTCCCGCGTTACTTCACCCTGCACTAGATACATCCCAAATGTCATAATCATTAATCAATGGGGATGGCGAAGTAACATATAATTGCCCTCCATCATTAAAAGTAGCTAAGTAATTTGATATATCATTTCCACTAGAGTCCTCCTCACTTATTCGGAAATAACCACCACCTGCAGAAAAGTTATAATTTCCAGCACCTGGATTGGTCCCGTCATTGCGAGTAGATGTAAAAAAGCCAATTGATAATCCTGTCTCACCTGTTGGTCCGGATAGTCCTTCTAACCCTGTGGGTCCGGACGCTCCTTCGAGTCCTGTTGGTCCGGATAGTCCTTCTAACCCTGTTGGTCCGGAGGCTCCCTCAGTATTCGGAATGAATGTAAATGTAGCGTCGTCACCAATGTCTGCGGGTCAACCTCCATCAGTATTTATGGATACAAAAACAGTATAATATTCATTGGGCACATTCCACAATATGCTTGTAACATCCCAAATCTGATAGTAATTAGATGGGTCAGATGGTTTAGCAATTCATAATTGTCCTCCACCTGCAAAAGAAGCTAAGTAATTCACTATGTCATTTCCACTAGAGTCCCTGTCATCTATTCGCAAATAATCGGTTGTATTAACATCCGTGGTGTGATAGTTAAATTTATAAGCGCCCGGAGCGCCTCCACCACTCGAGCGAATCGAGTTAAAAAATCCAATTGACAATCCGGTCTCACCTGTTGGTCCGGAGAGTCCTTCTAACCCTGTTGGTCCGGAAGCTCCTTCTAAACCTGTTGGTCCGGTATCTCCTTCTGCTCCTGTTTCTCCTGTTGGACCTATCCGACCAACAACAGTTCAGTCTGCTATACCACTTGCTGATGTGATTTCCGCAATAAGAACATCGCCAGCTTCAACGGCCTCATCAAAAAAGACTCCAGCAGCCGTTACTGTATAAACATCACCTTTTGCAATTGTGCCCGGAGTAGTGTCCAAATCAGGGCTATTTGTAGCGGCATCATAACCGCCCTTATAACTCATTTCACTTTCTAACGCATTAGCTAATACTTGATCTGCATAAGCTTCTGTTGCTATAGTTAAACCTGAAATAGTTGCAGGTCCATGCTCTACCGCTAGACCGGATGTTGTTATGGCGCCAGTACTAGTAGTAGAGCCAGCAGTGAGGTTGATGGCAGTAAGGTCTACTATAACACCGGAGTTCCATACCACCAAGTCAGCGGACTGTAGCTTTTTCACTGTTTGAATATCGCCTTCTGAAGCCAAATCACCTTCAATATCAAAATCGCCGGTTAGGGAGAGGTCATGACCATACATACTAGATCCTGAAACATGAAGATTTCCAGTCTGCACTGAACTGTTGATTCTTACAAAATACTTCGCATTTATATCAAGAGGTTTGAAAGGGTTACTTGGAGGAGGTGGGTCGGCGCCTTCCTCAGTAATCCTTCCCTCTCCTTCAGTAAAATGTAAGCCAGATAATGTATTTATAGTAAGGCTAGAAGCAATTAAATCATCATCAGTATTGACGGTTAAAACGTTACCGGAACCGACCGTATGAATATTGGTTCCACCGGAAATAGTAAAGGTTTCACCGCCTGTAATGTTTAACGCGCCACCGGTGTCTCCTTGGAAGTCCAGGTCGGCATCGGTGATTTGGGCTTGGAGAGTTCCGGAAAGCGACGTAATCTCGGTATCCACATAAGTCTCGGTAGCAAGGGATAAGCCGGAAAGTGTTGCAGGACCGTGTTCTATTGTGAGACCGGAGGCTGTTAATCCCTCAGTTATCTCTAAACTACCAGAAATCGTAGCGTCACCAGTACGTGTACCATCCCATTCAGTAATAAGAGAGCTAACATTTGTTAGTCCAGATCCATCCCCCGTAAATGCTAGTGCATCAACAGTGCCCGATGCAGCAATGCCACTTACAGTTAGATCGCCCGCGATAGAAAGATGAGTAAGATCAGCAAATTCAATACCAGTTCCTATAGGATCTACTTTAAGAAACTGATCCGCTGTTCCTATTGTGGTAGGTGATAATGTCTTTCCTACATATTGGTAAACTGAAATTTTTGGTGGGTTAGCGCTGTCTACATTTGATGGTGGGCCATCATGGAAAATTAATGTTCCTGTTTCTGGATCATACGTTCAGTTATTTTGGCCTAAGGCAATAGGTGTTGAGCCATCAGATTCCCATAACTCATATTTATAGGTAGCTCACCCCCCTAAATCAAAATTAAAAGGTATGGTATTAGCTAGGTCTGCAGAGCGATATGACGCATCATCTGTGCCAATCACAACAGGCAATTCTTTTTTCTCCCAGTACTTAACAACTCCTAATGTTGCTTGATCAGCTAATGGTGGAGCCGCAGCAGGTATTGCTCCAGCTTCGATTCATATCTGAGTTCCATATACAAGCGAACGTCCATTAAACGGCTCTTCAAAATATTTCCGTTCGTCATCAGTTAATGCCGTGCCTGCAAAAACTTTTTTAAATAAAAGATCTAGTTTATCGAGTGCCATTAGCCTAGTTTCCATCCTGTAAATGAATTAGTGCCCGAACCATCTCAGCCCGAGCGAACATAAACATCGCCTGTTCTAGTAGCCTGACCAAAAGTGCAACGACGGTCGTTAACATCAGATTCAGTTGTGTCTACACAAGCAGTTCCGTTATTAAAAGGATTTCCACCTCCGTAAGCTGCATTAGCATCTAATCAACCAGTGCCACTAGCTCCTACCACTTTTACAAAAATTTTAAAATTCTGAATATCAATATATCAACCGGTAGGCCAGCCGCCAGAATGACCTCCTAGGAACATAAGTCTAATTGATGAGGCGTCCGTTATAGATCCTACTTTTTGGCATATTCATCTCTCGTCATCAGTTATACTTGAATAGTCTGGCCCCTGTGGGAAATAGCCGGTTCAATCTGTTAGGAGAGAGGGGTAGGGGTGATGGAAATAAGCGCCTTTATAGAATGATTCGTTAACACCTCACCCGCTGACTAAAGATTGCTCTGAATCATATTCAGCACCAAATTGAGTATCTCCACTTCCTTGAGAGGGGTAGTCACCTGATCCAGACCTTACACGAATATCCTCTTCATCATTTGAGCCATAATACGATACTGCGTTATTATTTGTACTTCCATTTATACTCCAATTTGTAGTAATGGTACTTGAAGTCACAGCTCCTTGAGGCGTGGATCCTTTACAAGTAATACTAGGATTTTTAGTGGCCTGTGCGTTTGAAGAAATTTCAATACCGTTACACACCGCCGCATAATCACCGGCAGGTAACCCTGAAGTTTCCGTTGGTGTGGCCACAGTAGATGATCTGCCCTCAATGACCGCGTGGCCTATGGCCTCTGCATTGTAGAAATCGCCAACTGCATTTTCAACCGTAAACGTAACATCAAACGAAGTTCCCGTAAATAGGTATGGAACACCGCTTCAATATTGTATAACCTCAGTAACACCACCATTTCCGCCAACTAGAGTCTTATCTGCTATGTGAAGTGCTGGTGCTTCGCTAATATAAATCTGTTTTGAGGCAGATCCAGTTACAGAATGTTCTAATTTATATTCGTATGGAGTTGCTTGTGGGGTAATCGCGATATCCTGCTCTACACGTGCGGTAAGCTGTTTATAAAATCCAGCACTTCCAGCAACACCATCATAAGGGTCTTCATCGTCAATAATATTTAAAGTTATATTATTTGTCGTGTTTTCTTGTCCGGTCTCATCTGCAGTGGATAATGTAATAGAGCCTCCTGTAACTGCATACGTAGAACCTCCATCATTACTTCTATAGGCAGTTAAAATTCCCTCATCTCCGTCAAGAAAATCGGAGACTTGAAAACGTGGAGTAGTATCAGTAGTAACATTAGTATGACTTACTCCATCACTAGCTGTTCTAGCACTAAACACTGTTGTGCCATAATAAGCCAGGCTCAGCTCTGATAAATAGGAAGGGGCCTCAGGTGCAAGTAAGGACATAGTTTCATTTAAATTATCTATTGCATCTGTAATTGTTGTGCTTGTTTCGAAGGGAAATAATCCATCTGATAAATCTGTATCAGCTGGGGTACCGAGAGTAATCTCTGAGCCTAATAAACCTGCTCCCCCAACTTGTAAATCTTCTGTATAAAGTGTACCTCAGGGCTTAGTTGGACTACCTAAATCATAACTACCGCTTGCCGTAGGAGTAACGTCGCCTCCTGTATGTACGTCACCACTATTTTTTACTCGAAAAATTTCGGTAGCAGGGATGCCGTAACCTTGGCCAGGCTCATAAGGTGGTCTAGCGCCACTTGTTGAAATAGTAAAATCACCGGCTCCATCATGCACTGAGTTACCATACATTATAGAGTCGAGAACAATATCAAATCCATATCCAGATCTTATATATGGGCCATGATGGGAGAGTTCGCCTCCCTGGAAATGAGCTAGTCCTGATATTGAGTCACCATAAATAGATACGCCATGAGAAACAGTAAGTGATCTCCACCGATAATCAAAATTGCCTAAAGCATAACTGTCGTTTGAGTCTGGATCCAGACCCGGCAGAAGATGAGAATCAACCTTATCGTTGACATTTAATGTTTCTATATAAAGTGTATCTCAAGGATACGTAGGGCTACCCAAATTATATGTACCGCTAACTTCTGGTACAATGTGTGAGTCTACATCTGCTACAAACGTGACTGTATCAGTAGGCATATCGCCAAAAGTTAGATTGCCAACAACTGTTGCATTTCCCGCGACATTTAAATTTCCAGGCACGGTCAAATGTAATCCGTCCTCCAAAACAGCAATATCACCGGTTATTCCAGCTGGAAGTGTGATAGTATCATTAGTAGTCGCTTCATCAAACATGAGCTGGGTGCTGCCCAGTTTTGCGGTTAGCACAGCGCCGGAACCTGTGCCGCCAGGATTAGTAAGTATAACCGTAGGTGTAGATGTATACCCTGAGCCGGGCTCCGTTATTGTAACGCTACTAATCACTCCGCCAAACTGTGTTGCCGTAGCCTGTGCTGGCCCGGTGTTATCCCCCCAAATTGTTACAACTAATGTACCAGTGCCGTAGCCAGAACCACCATAATCTATCACAATATCGGATAACTTTGTACTTTGGTAAGTTGATATACCTCTAAATACAGGAGTATTTAAAGTAAGTAAGGTTATATATTTATCGCCGCCAGATTCTCGTATTACATCATCGTGCAGTCCAAACATAACTATGTGGTTAGGAAAAAAGGAGGGATCTTGGTAGCCTTGACTGTATATACCATTAGTGGCCGAAAACCCTAGTCCATTATTCTGAAGTTCACTTAAGGTAGGGTCAATCTGCCATCAGTTCCCGCCGCCCGTGTCTATAGATCCCATTCCCGAGGTTGTTGCATAAAGTTTTAGGGGATCTGTAACTATGCCGCCATCAACCTCTATGCTGGTAGCAGTTAATGTGCCAACATTTAGAATATCTTGGTCACTAGCATCAAGGGACGATGTTAGATATCCGCCACTAGCTGTAACAACTTGTTCACTCAGCTGATGAATTTTAACTACGGGCATTGGCTACTCCGTCTTTGGCTGAGGTGCTTTTTGTTTTTCCTTTGATAAAGCTTTTTTAGCACGAGAGACTAGGATGGCTTCTGCAACGGGCCGAGGTTTTTTGGAACGAGACGTTTTTATTTCCTCAAACGCTTCCTTATAGCCCTTTTTAAAGTATTCTAGTTTAGCATCTTGTACGGCATTCAGACGCTCTTCAGTGAGTATGTCACTTTGAGCGTCTCATGCCGTATTTGCCTGAGCAATAATTGCACGAAGCCTTACAAGATCTTCTCTAGCCTGCGATGCTCGACCTTCAAGTGTCGCAGCTGTTTTTTCAGCCATCTCATACTGAACCTTTAATGCATGTAAACTTTTTGTAGTCTCTTGTTGTCGTTCAACTAAAGTTTCAACATCTTGATTAAAATCCTTAAAAAGCTCCTCAACCTGTATAAGCACATCAGTTTTTTGAATTATCATTATTAATATATGGTTAGAGTTATACTACATTAATTTAAACAGCCACAGCGGCTCTCATTGGTCCGGTTAAAACTACTTCATCCGCCCCGTCAACTATAAAATCCAAAGCAGCACAATCAAAGACACACTCAACATACCCATTGTTATCATTCACATAATCCTTAAGTGATGTAATAGCACTGGGCTCAATGTTTAACCCATTAATCGTACATGTATACTCATGTTTATTCATTGTACCTTTAGAGCCAAGTGTTGGATTTGCACTAGTTGAAAACTGGTCTGCTGCTAAAACACCACTCCATAGAACTGTTTGTGCGCCCCCAGCCTCTGCACCTATACTAAACTCGGGTTGATGTAACATATTATCGACATATGACATAACCTTTCGTGCAACTTCATTTACATGATTAATCACACCAAACGAAGTTGGAAGTGTATCATGCGCACTGTCACTCATTGTACCACCAGCAGCTTGTGTTGTAATGGATGTAAGTGCAGTACTACTATTGAGTACTATTGAAGTACCAGCATCAAAAGTCGCACAACTAAGTGCATTGGTTATTGAACCACTAGCTGCACTTACTGCACCAGTGGAAGTAATACCTCCAGTAACGCTCACTTCTCCAGTTGCGCTAATTCCAGACGATGTAATGTGTCCAGAATGGAAACGTGCATCTTTATTCTGGTAACGTGCTGCCCAATAAGAATTCTCAAATGAACCATCAGCCCCTTTATTAAAGAGCCATTGTGGAGCATTAGTTCCAGTATTACCTGTATCTCCAACAATAAACCCTGATTGTGCACTGTTTGCAAGACTGTTTTCTACACCATCAACAAAGTTCAGGTCTAAAATCGCATCTTCTAGCTGTACTTGAGCAACATCCAATATAGCTGTTTGACCAGCAAGATCAAGACTACCACCTATATATACACGGCCCTGTAAACTATCTACATAGAATACATCATTTGTGCCATCTCCAGTAATGGATAGACGAGAAGCGCTTCTATTATACTCTCAAGTCTCACCATTTCCTTCAGTGGACATATTAGTCGCCCAATCAATACCATTAGCTTCGCTTGCGTTATTTAAAATGAGTTTGTCATCATTAGGTATGGAATATACTTGGTATTCACCAGCTGTAAAGTTAGTGTAACCTCCATTATCTGGAAAGTTGATTTTTACAACTTCATTGTCACTATTAAATAATGACGTTAATCCGTGACCTGCCATGGCTACTTCGATACGATTTGATGTACCATCGGAAAAGTTCCCGGACATTGTACCCGTATAACTTGCATCTTTGGTTCAGCGCATTTCACTGCTATCTTTCCCATCAAATACAATATCATCGGTATTTTTTATTTGTCTACTTAGATCAAGTAAAGGCATTTTTTACCTCCTATTTTTATTTCTTAAACTATAAGCTTAAATTCAGTTTATAGATCCAAAGTTACTGTACGAAATGCTCGAGTGTTCGAATCCTCTGGATCTGTTCCTCCATCCTGCCACCCTATTCTAACTCAGACATCTCCTGTACGTTGAGTCACTAAATTACATATTCGTGCATTTTCATTACTCATGGCTGCTGCAACACACGCATCCCCATCTGTTACTGGAGTACCTGTGCTATATGCTGCATTCGCATCTAACCAGCCTGTGACGGACGTAGCTGGATCACCTGCAGCAGTTATTTTAACCCAAATCTTACAACTATCTGACGTTTGCTCTCAACCACTATCAAAACCGCTTATATCCTTAAAAAGCAATGTTAAGAGAGTCGTTGTCTTAATCGCACCTAATTTCTGACACCATCATCGCATGTCCACTACATCATAGTAATAGTCAGGTCCGGCCGGATTACAACTTGAATAGTCGAAAGGGGCCGGGTAATGAAATTTGTTATTAGAATATTGTAACTCTTCAGTATATGGCCATGATGCTCCGCCAGACACAAGTTCCTCAGTTGAATCTCACGAGCCTCCAAAATCTGCGTTGCCTCTTCCAGCTATACCATACTCGGGATATCCAGAAGCGCCCATACCACCGGCTCTAACACGTTCCTTCGATTCCACTCTACTTCTACTATCAATAGCAAAATTGGTTGCTAATGAAGTGGTGTGTATAGGATATTGGTTTAAACCGTACCAACTGGTATCAGCTGGGTAACCCTCATACGTAATAGATGGATTAATTGCATACGCATCAGTATGAACTGCAACTCCAGAACACACAGAAGAATAATCGCCCGATGAAACTGCACTACCTGCTGATTGGTCTAATCCGAGATCAGTGCACCCACTAATTAGTGTTCTGCCAATCGCTGTTGAATTATAATAAAACTGGCTAACACCACTTACTACAGTAAAACTCGTTCCATAATGTGAGCCTTTACCGAGATAAGGGACCCCACTTAAATAGCGGGTATTGGCAGATATATAATCTAAAGTATTATCTTTTACTTCCACATTTTGTTCATCAACTTTATATACAGTATAAGAAGCAGTTCCCGTTAAGCTATGTCGCAATTCGTATTTAGTTCCGTATGGAGCTCCAGTAAATGTTCATAAGGGCCATGTATCTACTATTGCTGCCGTTAATTCTCAATAGACTCCACTATTAACAGTATTAGCCCAGGGATCAGTATCCGACGTGATAATCAAGTCAGGCGTATGGAGATTACCCGGATAATGTCCTATATCACCAGACCCAGATGGGGCATTACCTGACGTCAGTACGCAAGATCCTCCTTCGATTGACGAGTAACCTATATGCTCACGTCAAGCAGTTAATGTTCCCGCCTGGCCATTATAAAAATTATGAACGGCAAAAAAAGGATTAGTAGAATAGGCGCCAACTGCTCCCTCTCTAACTGATAACTGCTCCGTAGTTTGAAATTCTGATTCACCATACATGGTTCCTGCTCCTTGTAAAGTCCCTGCTAAATTATAAACGCCCCCTGGTATAGTTATATGGCCTGGATAACTCTCTCCCAGAAACATAACACTAGCACCTAAAGTTATAGGTTTATTTATAGTATCAAAAACGTCACTATATTCAACTCCCTTTGCCACTCTTTCACCAAAATTTTGAATATAATCCTGCGAGAGTTTAGTATATGTTAAGTCATTTAAAGTGCTCATAAGTGGGCTCGGTGCTACGCTTTGGCTGTGCACTGAAGCTAGGCCTGAATACACTGCAACACCACTTACTTCTACTCCATCCATAGCATCAGCTATAGCGGCAAGCTCAAATACAGTTATATTCTCTTTACTGGGCTCAAAAGTTTTTAGCCGGGATTCTTCAGAAATCATAAATGCTGCCCCGCTATACGTTGTATAAAAGCCGCTGCCCGTTGTCAAAATACAGTCTCCGGTCCCTTCCATAAGTCGATTTCGTAGTACTTCCGGAAGTAAAAAATGGCTATATTCTGGTTGTTCCACACATAGATCTCGTATAGTATTTATATCGTTCATATTAATACCAGGAATTGCCTTAATATCTTCTAACGTTTTGTTAGGAGTTTTATTTATCTGTGCTCACAGCTCAGGTTTATTTATTCTAACATCTTCTAGGATATCAATATACTTCTCTCTAATTGCATAATTATATGAATTACCTGGCAACTCGTTTTCTTTAACGCCCTCGGCAATTAACTTTGGATCATTATGTCGTGATCCTTTTGCTTTTCGTGTTATCGCCATAATTCTTCTCCCTTATTGTTTTTGATAATAAATGCCAATATTATCAGTTTTTAATATATTTATCGTTCCACCGTTATCTGTGTCGTGGACAACTATACTTCTCGTCTCAAGATGAAAATCAGTTGGTCCAACACTGTCTGATTGGTCCGTATGTGATAAGTAATACATCCCATTTATCACAAGTAATACGGAGCCGTTTAAAACTTTAGCACTAGGGATATCCTCATCAAAACTAGTTAATTGAAACTCAGCTCCTAATGTATGTGCGATGAAAGTTTCGCCTGTATGTTTTTCATAGAAAAGCGCATTTTGAAACAACATCATTGAATTAATACGTGCTTCCAATTCAAGATCATTTGTATTTCACTTGTTGCGCCCAGTGTTAAAATTATCATTCAACTCCACTGGTTTTATTGGTACATTAATTGGCATTTATATCATATACCTTATCTTCTAATGCAATTAAACTACATTGTGCACTTTGTTCAACTACAAAACCTTTTTTTTCTACACTTCTTACTGCTCTGACAGCTCATCGTTTATTAGATTCATCAACAATTACATCCCTTACTTTCAAAGGGGGATAATTTAGCATGGTTAATAAAGAGTCTGATGGGCGTCATTCGCCATACATTGTTATTTGATTATATTTTGGTGAAGGATTCATCATTCCTGTAACTGATAATGCGGCAAAATAGCCATCTGCTCACCCAGTTCCATGACATTCAGCACAATCGTCTCAGCGTATTCGCATTAAGGTAGAATCTCAACATAAACTGCAACGCGTTCCAAATGTACGACGCTTTAAAATTTTAAAGGACCTCCCAGAAAATCTTTCTAATATAAGAGCTTTACGACGTAAAATTTCGATACAATATGTGTCGGCACTCTCATCGCGCAAGTACCCAGCCGGTGTTGGTCCTATATCGGGATCTCCATCGCTCGCTGGCATTGCAGATGATTGCGCATCAGTTTTAAGGTTCGCCCCATAGCTAAAAAAGGGCTCAGTTCCATCTACAATAGTCAATGCATGCTTCGTTTCAAATTTTGGACTAGTGCCAGTAAAGCTACCAGCATGAAGTCCTGGCGAAGCAGAATCTGCTAACGTTCCATCAAATTGTCATCATGCTACTATACCAGAATCACTAGATCTATCAGCGCCCGGACCTTCTGCAAATACTGTTGGAACTGATGATGATGCTATATTATATAACGCCACGGAGTCAATAGATCCTGAAAACGCTCCTAGCCCGGCCCCGTCAACTGCTCCAAATAATATGGAGTTACTATTATTACTATTAATAACCTGTCCCGCTGTAGCAAAGTCCTCTAAAATACCATTTACATATAGTTTTATATCTAAACCATCACAAACCGCAGCAAAATGGTACCATTGCTGTGTCGCTAAAGCAATATTGCTAATAAGACTTACTGATGACCCTACATCAGCACGTGTAAATACTACATTACGATTACTATCTAATGTCACTGTTCAGCCAACCCCTGTTCCGGAATTATATTTACTAATAACAGCTTGGTTCCATGTATCCTCGTCTTTCCGTATTCACCCTGACACTGAAAAATTCGTAAAAATAAAATTGGTATGATGAGCCGCTGTAACATGCCCAGGGTTACTAAAAGGTTGTAATAACAACGCTGTCCGGTCTGTATCAAATTTTGGTCCACCACTAAGAAGTCCCGGACTGCCAGCAAATTCTGAAACTATAATATCATCAAAAGTAGCTAAACTTGTATGACTGATACTACTGCTATTAAGCAGTCAGAGATAAGTAACTGCACTTGTTGCTCTAAAATAAAATTTATATTGCGCCCAATCCAGTGTAGATGCCACAGTTCGTCCATGAACAAAATTTGCGCCAGTTTGAGTATTACTTGTGTCTGACTTTGTTATTCGTGCTTGTAACGTACTACTGTTTGTATCAGTGTGCATATAATATGCAACTTTATACACTTTTCCAATAGTTGTAGAAAAGCTCCTATAAACGTGCGTATCGGTCGTATCGGATGTCGATACTGTTTGAGAAGAACTCCCAGCATATGGAGCTGTAGTCTCTTCTAAAGTAATTGGTGTGCCAGTAACTGATCAACCTGAGGCTACACCATTTGTATATGTACCCTCCATATCTGCATTAACTATAGCAGTTAATGTTGTATCCACTTGATCCGCAACTACGGAGTTCGGACCTTCTGCGCTTAAATAGCCTAAATCATCTTCTACTCCGTCTCCCATTCTCCAATAACCAGCCAACCCCGACATCGATGGAACATCTGCAAAAGTACTTGTATATAAGTTTTCGACCTCGATTGCTGAAAGCGCTTTATCGTTAAATATTGCAACCTCGTCAATGCCACCATTCCATGGCTTATCATCATGCCCATTGCTGCCTATTACTGCAGAGCCCGTATGTCCTGTAACAGCTTGGATACCATGCCCAGTATTAGTTTGCCGTAATACCCCATCAATATAAAGATATCAGGTCATATCATCTATCACAGCAGCCACGTGATGCCAACTTCCATCATTTCAACCAACACCATTATTATTATCTGTTAATCATACATGTTCCGAATTGGCCTGATTTCGTGCAAGAAATCCTAAATAGCCCGCAAGGACATTATTTGAATTGTCAGTATTTGCAATCAGTGAGAATAATGAGCTAGGTGCGATATGGGAAGGGTTTCGATCAATTGCGACTGCATATGTTACTGCATTCCCATAGTCTGTTTTAATTCATGCACTAATACTAACTTTGCTTACAGGACCTTTGATCAATGCGTTGCTTGGGCCCACATTGAGATATCCACGTGCTCATCCTGTAGTAGCCTGTGCATCCTCACCGTGAAGGTCTAAAAAATATTGATTTGACTGTGCACTTTCTATAGGCCAATACCCAGCTAGGCCAGTCATTCCTGTTAAATTTTTTACATAGGCTCCCGCTGTTAATTCAGCAACATCAACAATAGTATTAAAAATTGCTACTTGATCGATTAATGCTGTTGCATATTTTATAGTTGAATCTACGGTTCTTCGTCGTCCAAGATCAAGATCACAATTGCTCGCGAATATAGAGCCTGGAATTGTGCCGGAAATCAAACCGTCACTTACCGTACCGTCTATATAAACTTGTAATAAAGTTGAGGGAGTAAATGTAGCAACAATATGATGCCAGTTTGTATCGACTATTGAAGTTGCAGAAGTTCGTGTCGCGTAATTAACAGTACCGCCATCCCATGATACTGAAATTTGAACCTTATTACTAGAATTTATGCCAAATCATACGCTCCTATTATCATTACCAGTATCTGTGTATCACTTGGCTAAAACTGTGTCCTCAGCACCAGTAGCACTTCGTTTTATTCAGGCAGAGAGGGTAAAGGATGTCTCAGCGGGGAATAGTGTATTATCACTGTCATGGATGACAGCATAATCTAGGTGTGCAGCATTTAAATTTAATGAGGAAAAGTTGTCATTAGTCCCTATAGTCCGGGCTTCAACTTTCAATTTATAAAATCATGTGCGATACGGATCATATAAATTAGCGATACCAGTATCAACATAGCCAAAATCATTAGCGGACAGTCCTGAGACCACCATATCATAGCCTGATAGATCATCTCCTCCCACTCCTGGTGATTCAGACCGTCAAACAGATACAACAAAATCCGACAAGGTCTCTTTTGTAGGCTCAAACTCTCACGTAATATTTCGAGAATCTACATTTGAGATTGAAACATCAACATCCTTAATACTCAACATTACACTGTCTCGCCGCCGCTACCAGTGTTTAGGTATTCAGAATGTACACCTCCATAACCGGCTTCGACATTTTTTCCAATTTTCATCAGTTGTACGCCTTTTTGATATTTGGCAATAAGGACATTAAAATAATTAACATATCTACCATATTTATCTAAATCTTGTACAGTGACACCGCCAGAATCATTATATGTTACGGTGTTGCGTGCAGATAAGATTCCTTTACGTGTTAAAATTTGTAATACAGTTCCCAGCTGTAAAAGATTAAAGCTGGGAATTGTTTGTATAGTATAGCTACTATTTGGTAAAAATTCATAATTTATTTCATCTAAAGTATCTTTCATAGAATTAAAAATTTCAATGTCACTTGATTCTTCAACGCCGTCTAATTTATTGGACGTAGAAAAGTCGCCCAAGTAAAGTCTAATCCGATCAACATATAATTGTTCTTCAAATGAAATAATGACGGGAATCATGTCACTAGGTTTAAGCATTATCGTAATCCTCCATTACTACAACAGATAATGTACCGCTAGTAGGTATTGTAAGTTTATCACCGTTATCATATACTACCTCAAACTCACCCAAATACACGCCGGCCACATCTGTGTCTGCAGGAACTCATGCATAACGAATTTGACCAGTTGTATCATCTATTATCGTACAAGCGCTTCTGTTTATCTTTATTGTCTGTTTTGTTGTAGCATCTACCATTGTAAAATTTACGCCTGCGACTGCAGCTGACAGATCAATTGCCACACCATCTATATCTTGTAGAGACACATCAAGATGAGGTCTCGTATCATGTCGTTTCATAAATATTGTACTAGATGCCATTAGTTAACTCCTTTATGTCTTTTTCAACTTTGTTTTTTTCGTATCACTTATTACCTCAACTGCGGTTTTACTAGAAACTAGGGTAGCCGTACCATGTGAGAAGTTTACAACTTCTACTTCAGTCTTCTGCGCTGTAGCAAGTACTACTTGAGCCGCATATATATCTTGTAACTGAGCTTCCGTTAAGTTTGTCTGCAATACTAACGCTTCCGAAGAACCCGCTGTTTCATTCTCTAACTGCATTGCTACCGCATTTAGTACTTCAACTCCAAATTGAGCTTGTGATAAAGCCACCAGCTGTTGACTTGCAACACTTGTAATTACTGATGATGTACTGCCATTAGTCCTATTATATAGTTGTGTTGCTGTTGCTCCATTCTTAAGACCTAAATCGCGATCATCCTGGTCCGCAGGTGAAATCATTGTAAGTAATAAGTCACCAAATTGAAGGTCCGCAAAATCCGAATTAAACCCAGCTGATGCACCTCAGGACCCTTCAACCGACAAAGGAAAAATTTGTGGGTCTCCCCCCAACTCTAAAATAGCTTGTTGATATGGTTCATGTAATCGCAGCACTGTGATTTAATATAAGATGAACAGGCCAGTTAGTCAAGAATATTTTTAAACAAAAAGGGAGCCACATGGACTCCCTTTAAGTTCTATATTTGTAGGTCTAGTCTACTAGATCTACACTAGTTCCGTATATGCACATGCAGCAGAGTTACCAATTCCTAAACCAAGTGTTTCATAAGCAGAAAATGTAATTACATTTTTCTTCTTATCGATATAGAATTTAGTATCATTCAATACAAAGAAATTCCCGAAGAATTCCTGAGCAGCAAATGTGTAAATACGATCTTTAGATGCACTGCTCTGAAGCATACTAACTTTATTAGAAACAATCAGTTTACGTCCAAAAAGTGTTGCGTATGTGTAACCATTCACAGACACTTCAGAACCAACTGCGTCACCAACTGTTGTAGCATCCCACAAAAACAGTTTATTAAACATCGTATTACTCATAAGGATTAACTCTGCACGAAGTTCATTGCCATCAAGTTCATTGAACAATCCTTCGAACATAGATTTTTCAAAAGCGTCTGTAGCAGTAAGTGCTACACCAGTTGAAGTGTTACCGGCTGCTGCTGCTGCTGTATTTACTGCAGAAATGAAATGTTCGTCCTCAATACGCTGAATATCTTTAACGCTGTTGCGTTCGATAACTTCAGTAAGAGGCATTTCATAAGCTAACAGCTCTTCTTCAGTTTTTTGAAAATCTTCTGAACTAATCATGAAAAATGGAATCTCATACCGATCACCTTGTAGGTAATTAGTAGTTGGGGCTCCACGAAAATTCAGAGTCATAGCCTTAGAATCGGGCTCGATGTCGACGATCTTAACAAGACCATCATGATTTACGGATCTTTGCAGATCAGCTTTTGTTACATATTCTGGTTGAATTACCTTTCTTGCAAAAGATACTTCTCTCAGTTTATTACGTATGAAGGCTGAACCTTCCTGAGCTACTTTCTGTAGTCCTTCAGGAGAGTTCAACTTCTGAACAAAAAGTTCATTTATTGTTGAAGCGGATATATTATCACTCATTTTTATGATCTCCTAATTATACAGTTATGTACTCAAGTACGTTATCGTAAGAATTGCCTTTAAAACTAACTCCATCTTCCAGATTACCTAAAGCATAGCCAATAACTGTATCACCAGCAGCGACAGCTGCGTTAGTCAGCGTGCCAGAAGCGGTTACAGTCAATGGGTCACCTGCAGCATAAGTTGCATCAACACACTGGTCGGTTTTTGCTCTATAGGTACCGTGCAATAAAGTCAAGCCACCTGTTGCGCCTACATCTGGACTCCAGCCTTCTTCAGCTGTATTGCCAGCATTTCGACTTGATTCGTTCCAAATCTGAAATGCCATTTTGTCCGCAGTAGGAGCAGCCAGGTCATAGTCTACAAAACTACCCTGGACAGCGCCCGTCATTATTGTACCGGAGCCTTCAATCTTCATGATAGAGTTTACATCACTAAGTAAAATCAACATTAGTTATTACCTCCTGTTATAGCTGAAAAATTTCAACTATTTTTTGTTTTAGTACTCTTCAAGTAGCATGCGAGTTAAGGGGTCCAGAGTTCCGTCATCCTGAGGACGATCGCTTAATGTTCCGAAAGTGAAGTCAGAACTTGCATTCTTTCGTAGTTCGATCGCCTTCTCAATAACCTCTAGCTCCTTAGGCGTCTTAGATTTAAAATGTTCAAATACATCCAAAATCTCTTCAGACGCAATACTACCTGACTTTAATAAGTCAGAAACTAAGGTTTGCGCTCGCTCAAAATTAGAATGTTTCTCCAAAAGACTATCATTCTCCTCCTGAAGTTTTCTAATAGCTTGCGCAGCTACCTTGTTCAGCTTCTGCTGATCCATAATACTTTATGAATCCTTTTCTTCTACTCGTTAGAGCTGTCAGAATTTTTAAGCTCATCAACAAAAGAACGTGCCATAATCTGACCGGCTTCAATGTATTCTGCAACTTTTTCTACATTTTCTTCTTCGTCAATATCCTTATCAATAAGATAAGAAGCAAGCTTAACTACATCACCTTCAGCATACTCATTGCCATACTCTTCTGTTAAAAGGGTATTAGCAGCTTCGGCATATTTTGCAATAACACCAACACGATCATGAACTAACGCTTCAGCTTCTTTATTTATCTGAGCTTCGGCTTCATTTTCTTGAGCAGCTTTTTGCATATTATTGTATGTATCCATTAAATTACTCATTAGAATCTTCCTCCTGAAAATAGGTATTGTATAAATTACTAATTATGCGAGATTCTGGAGACTCTTCCTTATCTGCCGAGGCAGCCTTTATTCTACTATCAGATGCAGTTGAACCTGCAGTTTCATCTGGTGCTTTAGCTGGCACTGGTGCTGGCTGAGCTGCTACTTGCACATAAGATCCTGAACGTGCGGCACCCTCAAGCTCCTGAAGTTTTGCTACAACTGCGTCAACTTTACCACCTTCTGGAATATCGCCTTTAACGAGTTCATTAATGCCTTTTTTAGCATCATCCATATTAGGTGTATATGGGCCATCGCCAACTGCAAGTTTTTGCAACTCATCCATAAAAGCTTTAGCCATGATACGTCCTTGTGCATCATATTCAGCTGCGACTTTTTCAAGATCAGGGGCATCTTCCGGGTTAGCTTCAGTAGTTTCAGATGATTCTTCAGCAGCTGTTTTTTCAGCAGGCTCTTCAGGTGTTTCTTCAGAAGTTTCTTCAACTGCTTCAGGTTTTTCGTCAACTACGCCTTCTGCAAATGTTTCTTCGGCTGTCTTCTCTTGCTCTAAAGACGCCAGAATTTCATCTATGTTTAATCCTTTAGCCATATTACTAATTCTCCTTGTTTGTACTGTTTTAGTTACAGTATTAACTGGTTATATATTACATTTAGGGAATTATTATCTAACTTCGACAATAACTCTGCTCTTTTAATAAGCCTCATTCCCGTGGAAAGTGTGCCACTCATTCCAGCAGCTGTTAGAAAAGGATGTTTACGTACAAAGTTATCAAATTTAGAAATCGCTTTCTTTCTACGTACATCTGCTTCTGCTGCACCTGCTAGAAAATAGCTAATAGGAACGGTTACAAACATGCTAGGTACAAACGTCCCGGCAGTTTTTTTAAAATAAGTATCTTGCATAGCAAGAGAACCCATCGTTCCAGTTCCTACCATTAACGGCATAATTCACGGGTGTTTCGCAACAACACGCTTAAATCCACCAACATTGGGAGAACTCATTAATTTCGCAAACCCAGTGTATAGTGCTCCTAATCCAGCTAACGCCCCAAAGGGACTTTTTGTCGGCTTGAATATAGGATCTTCTTCTGTTCCAAGAAGCATCTTGCGTAATTGGCTATGCTCCCGTTTAGGCTGTTTATTCCATTCCAACTCACTTTCTGCTGGATTTGGTTTTGGGAACAGCCCATACTTTTCCAATAAAGCTCGAAGAACTTCAAGATCGATGTCATCCATTTCTGGCTGTTTTTCCTTTTTTCCAAACGGAAATTCGGCCAGTTTTTCTACTGCTCGAGACACCACGATCGACTTGTTTAAACTAAGGTCCAGTACACTATCTTTCAAAGCCGAGGCAACTTTAACATCAAAGTTGTCTACCTTCACACCATTAGGTACTACGGCCGTATTTGGATCAGCTTCAAAGACAGCGTTTATGGACTCTAATTTTTCTGCCAATTTATCAAAACCAACAGAGTTTAAAGCAAGTTTTTGAAAATCTTGCCTTGATGGCATCATTTTCAAGGTCAGCATAGTTGATAAAATACTATCAAAACTATACTTAGAAAGCTGCTTGACAACATCGTCTCGTAGCTTTCCTTGGCTACTAATTAGTAAAGCATCTGGATCCTTACTAAACTCAACATCAGTAGGCAAAACTACTTTTTTCTTAATTGCGCCTTCTGCTGCTAAGTCACTAACTTTGGCTAAATCAAGCCCAAGTTGAGCGCTTAACTGTGGCCGGCTATTAAGTCCGGCTACTTTAGATAAAAATCCAGCTGTACTATCAGCAGGTATGGTTACAACACTTAAATCAAAAAATTTGGGCCTTGTATTAACGGCATACACACGGCGCCCATCATCATATACATTATTCATTTCATCTTTTAAATGCCCACAATATTGGGCTAAAGTCTTAGCACGATTCCCACAAATAGAGCATACATCAAAAGGTACTTTACATCCCATGGATACTGCAGGTAACTCTCCGTGAAGAAGACGATCAACTACAGAGGCTGCTTTGTTATCATCTAGTTCTAAAACGAGTTCCACTCTATTCATTTGTGGATTATAATAAGAGAACGAGACGCGCCCCATAGCCTTACGAGGATCCTTATTAATATGATGTTTATAAACATGGCCATTAGATTCAAACGTCTTATGATAATCCTTCAATGCTTGAATAGGAAAATAGTCGCCATTTCTATTTGAGCCATAGTGCTCGCCAGCAGACATTGCATTCACAAGTGCGTACGTTTTTCCTGGTCGCTTAGTTAATGTGCCTAAAAACTCCTGTAAAACCTCTGAATACGCGGAAGCTTTCTTACGTAAATTGCCAGGATGAATTAACGTAAGAACGTCCGAATGATGGTCACCATATTCGTATTCTAAGATTTTATCCACTATAACCCTCTTGTAATAGGTTAAGGTCCATCAAATGAGGACTTGCCTCACATGCCTACTGATTTAAACCCTAAACGGCCTTTATCAGCAATCTCTACTTGCTTCTTTTCAATATCTGCTAAATTTTTAATAGTTTCGTGGCTTGGGCCACCAAATTCATCCATCCTCAAAGCTTGTCGTATAAAAGCTCCTGCTGCTAATGGGTCTTTAGATAGGCCTGGAGAAAAAGTATATAAAGTCTCAAAATATTGTATTACTTTTTCGTATGGAAACTCCTTGAGTTCCGGATGTGCCTCAATAATTTGTTCAAAAATAGGCCCGCGCTCTTTTTCTTTACGGCGATTCCTCCACCACTCTACAGCACCTTCTGCTAATAATTCTGTCCCAATCGCTCCAGCAGCAATTAATGCGCCCTTACCAGCTCATCCTTTAACGGATTGTGCTAGACTTGGTTGGCCAAAAAATGGTAGTGCTAATTTTGTAATACCTTGTTTAAAAGACATTTTATATTTGGTTTCTATATTGCGGAGGTAACATACGTTTCTGCAGAATCTCTCCTTGTTGTCGACGACCTTTAGACTTTCCCATTTGGTATGCGCCTGCGCCGCCTAAACCTACTAAAACCAATTTCTTATGAGCTGCGATGGCTTTCGCAATACCAGCGGCTGCGCCAGTAGCTACTTGCCCACTTCCCAATAATAATTTTTTTAGGCCACCAAGAACATTGGCCTGCTTTCTTAATTCTTCATATTTTTCAGTAAAAGTTACAAAAGCCCCTGCAATTTTATTAAAGCGATCTCCAAGATATTCTAACTCTTCGCCTAATTTATATAAACCAGACTTGGGATTAATAACACCAGTGTAAGATGCTTCTTTACTAATATCTATATGCGGTAATGTTTCCTTCATATAATCTGTAAAATCATCCATAATATGTCCAGCATAAGTAGGAGTTGCAACCTTAATTATTTCAAATATATTTTGTATAGGCTCATTAGTTAACACCGCCTGCTTTGTAAAATCCCATACTTTGTTATAATTAACCATAAACTCCCGCTGGGTATTTGTCGCCTCATCAGAAATATAATTGCAAATACCTTCTATCTTAGAAGCCTCTTTACGTAATTCTGCATATGATGGCACAACCTCAGCAACTTTGTCTATCCCCTCTTGTGTCACGCCTGGAAATAAATTAACTGACGCTGTTTTTACAGGAGGATTTTCATAGTCCATATCAGTTCCACTTTTATCTACATTACTGTCTGAAGTCAGCTCTGTGTAAATAGCCTTAGCATTCGCTAATGGGAAATCGACATATTTATCTGACGAAGCTTTAATTAAATTAAGATAGGCGTCAACATTTGCTGTCTCAACAACACGATGAACTTGCTGTAAATTTAAATTATTATCCGCAGCAGTCTTTAAAATGGAACTATTCATCAACGTACCATCGCTTATATAGGCCAAAGCGGCCGTTTTACCAAAATTTTCTAAATCAAACGGTGTAATCATAGTCTTTTAATATAGTATCTTCACTAAATGTTGTCAAGCTATTTTTTACAAGTCTTTAAAGGAACTCATGCCAAAATACATCTCTGCACCTAATACTGCAAATAACGTTGCATGAAAAAAGTCGTCAGGACCTTTATTAATATACCGTAATGTGTTAGTTTCCAGCTTATAGTCCATCTGTATATTTAAAATATCTTGTAATAAAATTTCTAACTTGTCATCATGTTTAGGAAAAACAATCTCCTTATTTTTAAATTTTTCAAACATATTAGCCATCATTTGTGTCCGATTAAGAGTATAGGCCGGTAATTTACTATTTCACTTAACCATTTCTTTTTGATTAGGCAGGTGTTGAAAAGAAATAACTTTCTGCTCCCCCAGGGTTTTTCGTAACACTGAGTTTGAAGCTTCCCCCATACCATAATCACTACATAAATTAATACAGTTTCAATCAGTCATATGTTTTACAATATCATCATGAATAAAGCTATATTCAGCCTCTTTACCTGTATAACGTTTACCATATAATACCTCATAGCGTCCAGAATGTCGTCTAACAATTGAAAGATTAGTAAAAGATCTGTCCGAATTTACGGGCCCATAATCAAGCCCTAAAAAAAGATCTCCTGATTTATCATGTTTACTTGGTTTTGTCGTCATTTGTCTATCACCACAACATGCGTAAAGTTCGTCTCGAGTAATAGGAGCTGCGCCCACATCTCACGGCTTAGCTAACGTTTCATTCATAAACACCGCTTTAGACACAGTATTTTGCTTTAAGATTACATCACGTGCTCAGTCAACTCACGGTGCGTTGTGGAAATGTAATAAGCATACTCGGAAGCCAGTATAAGGGGCATTTTCTGCTCCAGTCGAAACTCACTGGCCTGTCTTTGCATAAAGTGAGCGATGACAATACTTACACATTAACTGGTCAGGTCCGATCGAGTCTTCATCTAAAATATTTCATTTATTACAATGTTCACACTTAGGCATCCATTCATACTGTGTAGAATTTTCTCAGCGCTCTTCTAAAGGCCCTAGACTTAGTTTAGGAGTACCTGAAAATCAACTAAACTTATGTAACGAGCGTGACATAGTTTCTTCAATCACAGGAATATTATCTTCTAACTGGTCTTGTACCTCATCAAATAAACACATATCCGAAGAGTATCCTCTAACACGGTCTGCATTTAAATGGGCATAACGTAAATACATACGTGATCCATTTAATAGCTGCTTCATAAAAACGTTTTGAATCAAAGTAGAATTTAAATAGTGTTTTTTAACAAAAGTACTCTGCTCTAAAACTGGTGCTACTCTATCATGAGAAAACACTTTCGTTTGATCTACTGAGGGGGATATATATAATGTTTTAAAATGCGGATGCATAATACTTTTCGTTACCATTATATTTGATAAGGTTGTTGATTTAGCTGTCTGCCTACTAAATTTTAATACAACCCGAGGATCACTACAATTATAAACAGCACGTAAGTACGGATAATCTGTCAATGAAAAACGGCGACCATTTAAATATAAAAAAGTCTCCGAGAAATCACTGGGCATTAGTTCAACTACTTTTTTACTCATTACTTGCCCGTTTTGAATTTCGTACGAAATTTAGCTTTCTGTGCTTTACGAAGTCGGCGCCGTTTCGCAGAAGGTTTCTCATAAAACTGACGTGCTCGGACCTCCTCTAAAATTTGACTCTTTTCAACACGCTTTTTAAGGCGACGTAACGCACTAGTCACATCATTATTATAAACATGTACCCGTACGCCAACATCTTTATTTTTTGGACGAGGCTTGCCCTTCCCCCGATAACGAGATTTATTCACTATGTCGGTATGATTTTAGGCCTTTTAAAACACGGCCATATTGCCCATGCTCAATCAACTTATACAATATATTACGAAAAGAACGGCGAGGAATTCCTCAACCCGACCCATAAGCTAATTCACGGCCTGCATGTAATTGTTGTTCTGCTTCTAATAAGCGTTTTACATCTGCTTCTAATTCAAGTTGCTTCGAACGTAACTCACGATCTACATTACTGGCCTGTGTCAAAGACTTATAATCAAGTAAATCTTTGTTATATTCATCACTAAGTCTAGCAAAATGTCTTGCAAAGATCTTAGCAGATGCCACTTCTTTTGCAAATTCTACTGCAGGATCCTTTATAGAATCCCTAGATGATGGTTCTTTTATTCATTTATCCTCTATTACACTATATACCCCGTACGCTGAATAGCTAAAGGGGGTGTCTGATACATAATAACTAATATAAAAATTAATGGGGTGTTTCGTGCCTGGAGCCAAAGTTTCATTGTAAGCACGCATCTTTACATGATACAGTTTCACTTCCTCTTTTGACACGTTCGCGCGTAGGTAAACATTCACATCTATATCTGATGTCTCTTTATACTTATAGCCTGTAATAGACCCAATAATATAAACCTTGGCAACAAGTGTCTTAGGTACTACATCATATAATTTACTAAGTATATAATTGCTAATAGGGGGACGAAGTTTATAGGTGCCATTAATATCAGACCAAACATCCCAAGGAAGAGTGTCTTGTGGAGCATCAAGAAGACCGGCTAATTTTTGTCCGGAGGCTTTAGTGGCCATTACTTAAGTTTCTTTGATTTAGCTCTCGTAGCAATAAGAACTTCAGATTTTGCAGGGGGACTTACTGCAATAGGAATATCATCAACTTTTTTATGTATATAAGTTTTAGAGGTATCAGGGGATTCATGAGTTAATAACGGACTCTGTATATAATCATCTTTTGGCACTTTCGAGGCCGCCCATTTTTTCCCTAAGTGAGGTCAATCGCGCTTTAGAGCTTGCCAACTACTTTTAAGGTTTGCCCAACTCCTACGACGCCGTTCTTTTGTAGGCGCCTCATCCTCTGCTTCTTTTACTAAACCAGTAAATTTAAACATTAGGCTTTTGAGTACCCTGCGTCAGCTCCTAAAGACTTAGCTTGAGACCTAAGTTGTTGAATCACCTGCTCATACTTTGCTTGATCCATGGGAGAATCATAAGTATGTGCAATTTGCTCGCCACCAGACTGTCTGTTATATCTATCATATTCACTCTGGGTCATTTGCTTTTTATTAGCGTAAATTTCATTCGCTCTTGCTCCCTCTGGCGTCTTCCTATATTTTGTGCCTTTCGAATATCCGCCAGCTAATAAATATTTAGAAATTCCTCTTCCAGAGTTACTGGCGGAGGACCCTCTATCGCTTAATCCTATACCATCCCCACCGCCGCCTACATTATCACTGGAATAATCTGTATTTGGATTACTCCTTTGCTCGCCACCAAATCATTGGTTTGCTTTATTTTGTGTAGTAGTACTACCGCTAGGTGGAACAGGCGGTGCGGTTGAAGATGCGGGTGTACTGGTCTTTGGGTTTTTCTTAGCTTCCTCTTTACTAGCAGCTTCACCTTTTGAAACTGATTCTCCCGATCTTTTTGCATTTTTCAGAAATCCTAACTCTTTAAACATTTAAACTCTCCTTTTTTTATGCTTTTGGCATTTTTTTGCCAGAAAAAACTCAGTCTTCCATTAATCGCATATACTTTTCATCCTGCTTAGCCTTAGTAATTGCTTTCGCACTTTGTTTATTTTTACTAACGATTCTTTTTAAAATATCCATTTCTTTCTTACTAAGTTTCAATGCGCATTTATTAAATCCTAATTTATTTAGACCCAAACCATTTCCTCCGTTTTTTACTTTTAGCTTTCTCCTTAAAGAATGTGCCATCTACAGTATTTGTACTATCACGTTTTCATATCGATAATAATTGGGCCTTTGCTTCAGGATCTGGTGTGCTCGCAATAGCTTTGTCAATGTTCGCTTTATGTTTACTTAAAAATAATTCATAGCGTTTTGGTAGCGCTATTGTTGTATCTTTAACAGCCTCTGCCATTACAGAGATCCTTCTTCGTTTGTCAAGTCATCAATATGTATAGGTTTTGCTATACCACTTTTCGTCTCAGAAAGTTTAAATTCGATATCGTCAAAAAGATCTTCACTTGTAGCTTTCTCTCCTGCTATACGATCAATTCTATCTGATAATTTTACAGCTAAGGCTCCTCACTTTTGAGCTAATTCGGGATCAACACGTGCACGTTCTTTAAAATTATAATAAGAATCAGACATCATATCACGTAGCATCATATCAAATGATTTATCAGGGGCTGCTCCTAATTTTCATAACAAATAGTCCTTATCCCCTTTAAGAGCAATTTTATAAAATTTCTTCATGTCGGGGTCTGAAACTGCTTCAACTAGACGTTTTTTATCCGCAAAACTAAATTCAGTTACATCAAAAAAGTATTTTAAAAATAATTTTATATTCTCATGTGAGTATTCAACATTATATTTACCGTTTACTATTAGCTCAATATCTTCAGATGTTATATTAGAGATAGCTAAGCTAGAAATAAGACGCTTCATTAAAGGGTCGTCTAAAATTGTCATGGCACCTTCAATACTAACAACATCAATACTAGGCGTGTATATATCAAACAAATGTCCATACATTTCTTCAATATTTCAATCTTTAAGTCATTGTGATTCTATACTAATAGAGGGATCTTTAAAGTAAGCTGGCTGCTCACTTTTCAAAGTCTCGTGAAGTTGTTGTACTCCTGGTAAAGGAAAGGTTAAATTATATTTACTTAACCGGTCTAAAATCTCTTCGGGGCCTAAACGCCCAGCAACTAGTGTTTTCACAAATCGTTCGTGGGGATATAACATAGTTACAATCTTTCTGCCCTACAAGCAGCATTCTGGCAAACTCACACACGACGGCTTGCAGTGTTAGGTCTCAGAACTCGTTGAGAAGCCTGTACGCCTTTCTTCCCACAAACTCGGCATGTCCGCGGTCGTGCCAGCTTAGAAGGTGTCTTTTTTAATAGACTAGCCATTAAACATTTCTTTTAAGGCTGTTTTATCCAAAGCCATTTTTGTTTCTCAACGCTCAAAGTGACTATCGGCTTTTCCACTAAATAAATTATTTACTTTATCTTTTAATTCTGCTCAATTTGCAGGCTTATATTCTTCGGCAACTTTAGTAAAAACTTCTGCAAAGTCTTGGTCGGTAACAAACTCTTTTTTATGAGACTCCTTAAAAAACTCGATTTTTTCATCAAGTGTTGGGTAATCTTTATTTATAAATTCACTCACGGTGTCATCTCCGGTTTCGTCAAAAAAATTGACTGTTATTTGTTCTCTAGACATCTTTAGTCCTCCTAAACCCTAATTTTGTTAGGCTAGAATATTTATTCTGTTGAGTAGATGCTGCCCCCTCTAACAAATATTTGGTTTCTAACTGGTCTGAATGTAATTGATACTTATCCCAAACTGTCTTATGTAACTTTTTAGCCTCAGTGCCTGGTAGCTGTGGGAATGTTGCGTGAAACGCTTTCAGACTTTCCTCAAACTGTTGTTGTTGGGCATCTGGCTCTGCAATTTCCGAAACTGCGGCTCCTCCAGCTGCGCCGACTGCTCCAGCACCAAGCATCTTCATAATCTGTTTTTTTGCCATCATTCTCTCCTAATTATTAAATAATGCGATTTTTGCTGCATAACCAATTGCTGTCAAAGCAGCTGGCATCATAATTCATAACATTTTTGTAACACCTGTTTTTCAGTTTTTTAAACTTTTTACTTCATGATGTAAGCCATCTATATCATCTGTACGCTTCTTAACATAGTCTCTAGTCTCTCGTGTTACGCGCGTATTATCATTTAGCTGTACAACAACTCCATCATCAGGGTTATATAATCTTTTTTCGAGCTTATGTAAATCTGTAGATAATTTCTCTTGGCCTGTCTGAAGCTCATCCATCTTAGCATGCATGCGATCTAAGTCGCCATTCGGAGAATTCTCCTCGATAATCTTTGTCAAAACTTCTACTACATCTTTAGATGTTACACGTTTTGGGGGCATTAATCGAAATCTCCAAAATAAAAATTAAGCACAGCATCATCTGGTTTGTCATTAAATGCTGCTATTGTATCGCCCTCGCCATTATAAATAGTCACTGGGGAATCCATCATCCCTACTGAAGTTTCCACCGTAGCGCCATACGTATCTTCCAAATAGTCTTTAATATGATCCGATACATCAGTATGAGGGGTCCTTCCACTGGTTTCTATTAAAAAATACATTAGAAATTACTTCTTATCTTCCAATATCCTCTTAGTTCCATAAGCACCGGCGGCTACTGTAGCAGCGCCTGTCACTTGTGGATTCTTTAGTAAGGCAGCACCAATATTACCACGATGCAAAAGCTCCTGTGCTTTTGGATTGGCCCTAGTCCCACCTTTTACAGCTTTACCTACCGCTTTACCAACAGAGCGAAGAAGTCGACCTGCATGTAAAGCAACACTGCTATCTTTTTCAAATTCGCCCACTAATGCAGCAATCTTTTTACCAATGGGTTTTACTTTAGGGAAAGCATTTTTTGGAGCGTGTGTTTTAATTGTAGGAGGGGCTTTAGTAGTACTATTAATATTACTATTTGCGCTCCCACTCACATTTTTATTTGCCTGTTTCACTTGAGAAGCTAAAACAGCTCCACCAATACTTGCTGTAGTATTTAGTTTACTAGACTTAAAAAAGATGCCTTGTTCCGGAGCTTTTTTATTTGAACCGCCTAAAGCATTAGAAGCTAAAAGTCCGCCTCCACCTAATGCTGTGCCCCCAATAACTTTCTTATATTTACTTTTCTCACCAACTAGGCGGGCTCCTACAGTTGAAACAAAACCTTCGTTTGTCGCCTTAGGATCAACTTTTGGCTCAATTTTTGGAATCTGTTTAGGAGGTTTAACTTTAGCCTGCTCTAAACCTTTAATAGCTGCACTCTGTTCTGCTTGAAACTGTTGTGCTTTAACTTTTTTATTTAATCGCCGTTTCTTTTGAGCGCCTGCTAACCAAGCCTTATCGCCGGCCTTTTCTTTTTGCCATGCCCTTTGCATGGTCTTTTTAGTGCCAGACCGAATTTGTTTACCTCGTGTAGCTAAAGTTTGAGCTTGGCCTTCTAATTTTTCTGCCTTCTGAAGCTGTGTAATTTGCTTAGGGTTATGAGTAACCTTGCCTGTAATACGTCCGATTCGATCGGTTGAATAAGTTACTTTACCAGCCTGTGTACTAGTAACACCCTTTACCCCTGTTTGGGCTCCTACTCTGGACTTAATAAACTTAGCTTGTAAAGATTTTGCTTTCCCTTGGACACCCTTAGCTGTTCCCTTGCCAAAAGCTTTAATTCCTTTAAGTAACGTTTTAACTCCAAGAAGACTTTCTTTAGTAAGTTCGCCATTAATTGCATCACTAAAATTATTATTCATTATGTACCCCACCAAATTTAAAACGTTCTGTTGGCCTCTTTGTAGAGTTTATAGCGTAAGAATAGGCGCCATATGATGGCACGGCTACTGCAGCTGCGCCCGCCGCTGTGGCAATACCCTTTGATGCCCCGCCTCCTACAATACCTTCACCAATTCTAGTAACTAATTTTTTATCTTTATGCGCAGAAATAGATGCTTCTAAAACCGCTTTTTCCTCTTTTAACTTGCCTTGCTGTTTCGCTATATTTGTAGCCCGTCGAGATTTTGAACGTTTCCACTGATCAAAACTTTTCTGCTCTTCTATAGCTGGAGCATACTTGCCACGAAACTTTTTAGCTTTTATCTTAGCTTGCATGTCAATACTGCCTAAATTGCCCTGACTCTTCACGTATACATTTTGCAATTTGAGCTGTCGTTTATGCCCTACTGCCGCAGCTGCGCCAGCCGCACGTGTTTCATGCTCGACCGATTTAGCAAAGCCTAAATGTCTCTGAGTAGTCGAAGGAATTTTAGCTCGCACATTTCGTGAAATACCGGCACGTGCTTTTCAATAACCTTGTTGAGATCTTAAGAGCGGATTTTTAGCAAAAGTTTTTAATCCTTTTCATGCTTTTGCTAACAGTGGGCCGCCCTCTTTGATCATACTAAGTGCTTCGTCATGATCGCCTAAAGACGCTATCTTATGAAGTTCATCTGAAAATGCGACTTCAAAATTTGGATTTTTAAACATAGTATTCTCCTTTGTTTGAATATACTGAACTGCGCTAACTTTGTCAAGCTGTTTGTCGAAGCTTCGCCAATCAGTATAATTCGTAGGAAGTTTGACCGGATTAGTCTGTTCTGTTTTAGAAACTTTATGCGCAATAGCGGCTGTGGCGCCAGAAGCAATTGCGGTTGGACCATACTTACCTGCACGATATAAAAGTTTGTCAGTAACAGTAAGTTGTGGCTTACCGCCACGAACTCGACGAGGAAACTGTACCTTACCGCCTCCACTAACCTCATAAGCCAAGTCTGGTGTCTTTCCACCTTCATATAATGACTTAGATGCTCGTTGTAACTCGCGTTGGGTCTGTATAGCTGCAGGATTACCTCTATACTCCCTTTTTAGAATAGTTTTCTGCCTTCAATTCAAAGGCAGGAGTTTTGTATACTGTTCAGGGCCTCGTGTAAGTTTTTTAGCAATAGCTTTACTAATAGGTTTATTAGCGCCAAAACCACTCATGATACCCATTACTACTGGGTCTAAGTGTTTAATGGCTCGTGCAATTGATTTTGCCAATTTAATCATCTTTATTCTCCTAGTCATAAATAAGTTTTTTCGTCCCATATAATGCGGCTCCGACCGCGAGGGGCTTCGTAAGATAAGTTGTCAGAGCTGCTCCCAAGAAAGGCAAACTTTTAAGTGCTGATTTAAAACCTTTCTGTCTAGCTAATTCTTTTACTGCAAAACCACTGGCACCGACTTCGGACGCTAAATCTCCCGATGCGGCAACAAACCCAGCCGCTGGAGCATACTTTGCTAAATCTTCATGTGATAGAGCTACAACACCGGCCGCAGGTCCCAACAAAGGTCCTAACTTTTTTGCCGTAATTATTGATGCACCTGCTATAGGATTTTTCAAGTAATGTTTTGCATGTCCAAGCTCATGTAATGCTTCCGGTATATTTTTACCGTGTGGTAAAGCCAATTTTGCTGAGCCCATAGTAGGTGGCAGTTTGCCCGATTTCAAAGACCGTTTTAAACTTTTGGTATCAAATGTTACCTCAGCACGGCCTACCGGACTTATGTTTTTAGCTTCTGCTCCTGAAGTAACCATAATGTTAGGAAGCTTATGTTTCTTCATAGCACTATTCAACATTTTTTTGGTTTCTTTAGTAAGTGGCACTACTTCTTGATTAACCAAAGGTGCGCCGACTACCCTGCCCACGGCATCACCGGCAACGTGTCCTGCAACAAACGCTCCTGGTGTGTATAGAAGAGCGTCAATGGGTTTACTCTGCTTCCCTTTAGGAGGCCCTTTCTGCAATATATTACTTATTTTCTCTATTCAATTCATTTATCTTAGTCCATTGCCACCTCTTCTTCGGCCACGATTTCCCTTACCACCTCGTCTTCGAGCAAATGTCTTCTCACCATCATCATTGATGGTAATCGTTGGTGTCGGTTTAGTATCCTGTTGATAGTTATCAGCCATAAGAAATGTTCCAAATAGGAATATAATTAGAAAGTATTTAATCATTAGAAAGTTTTACTCATATTTAATTGCCAAGTACCTTTGTTCGTATTTTTAGGGACCGTTAAAGCTATATTTGTTTGATTCTTATTATAAAGCGGCACACTTCGTGACTTAACCATATTGTGCAACTTAACAGCTTTTTGTACTTCAGGTGTCTTATATAAATAATCAGCTCCTTCATATGCTGACTGAGCCACGTTCCCCACTCCCTGAGCCACATTTCCCACTCCCTTTCCCACTCCCTTAAAAAAATTAGAGATAGGTCCAGGCTGTTTAGGGCTTGTCGTTTGGGATGTTAATTCCCCTCTAGCTATTTTCGTAAAACCTAATTTATGTAGTAGCATAAGCTGTTTACTCTTCTAAATCTTGTCCTTCATTGACATGAGCAATACCGCATACAAAATCCCACGCGCCGGTTGCTCCATGAATACATGCTGCCATATAGTTGCGTTTTTTCAAATTATAAACCATTCCTAATGAGTGCAAGGCAAACAGAGTTCCATGGGTGAAAATAGCAAGATTGTTGAGTTCTTTACTATCAGTTTTTGATAACTGTTGTTTCATTTATTTACTTTCATATTTTTCGTACCTCCAATCCAAAAAACTCGGCATCCGCAGTTTACCACTCGGTAATTTATTAAGCGCTTTTACTCGTGCGTAACGGCCAACAAATTTTTTCGGATCATTGTACATTTCTTGTCTTAGTTCGTCCGATAGACCGCCTCCAACGCGAATTTCAGGTCCTTTACCTTCAAATTGTCCTAAAAAGCCTCCTACTGCATTGCCATCATATTTAGAACCTGTAGAAGCTGGAAACGTTCCAGTAACTTCAATATCGTAGTCCTTAATCTTTTTGGCTTTAGTAGGTACGCTTTTATCTAGATTATAAACAACCACACCCTCACTTGTTTGAGAATGTTTGTTATCAGCTATTTGGTTATAAAGTTTCGTCTTTGCCTTGGAAGTTGTCGCTAATTCTGGTAATTTTAATTCAGGTACAAGAGCATTAATCTTTTTGAGCATTTCCAATTTTTCGCTGTATGGTAGACTTTCCACATCTTTCCCTTTATATTTTACCACGTCAAAAATTACATTGTCTAATTTTCCTACAGTTTTCTGTTTTTCACGAGATTTAAATACATTAGCATTTAAAACTCCTCCGGTAACATGGCTCTCAGTCTTAGGAATAAAGAGCTCTCCTCGAACTACCGTATTCCCTAATTCCTGAGGGGCTATTACTTTATATAAATCTGTGCGATAAGAGTGGTCTATCCGATTATCGGATTTACGGCTCTTACGATATGAATAAACATCAACCCGTTTACCGGGTCTTAAAATAAATGTATTATGAGCTCCATCAATTTTAGGAGCAAGAACTTGATTTGTATCTTCAGTATCTACTTTCGTAAATGCAATTTCTTTATATTTAGGTTTAGAATCAGGTATAGTTGTATTAGCCTCTGTAGTGGTGTAATTATAAAAAACCCAGTTTTTATCCCCGGTGCGAATTAAGGCATAACGCTCTACAGCAGATCCCTTATACCTATTAAATGTAATTTTATCTGGCTTAGCATCAAGTACCTCAACCTTCTCTAAAATTTGGCTTTTAACCGTTCCAGCCCCATATCCTTCAGCAATCTCTCCCGAAAAACCCATATACTCAGCAGTATGGGTAGGCTGCTCAACAGCAAGCACTTTTTCGCCAGAGCCAGGTAAGCGGCGTGAGGCTCACGAGAAAGCATGGGAAGATCCATCGCTAAGACGTATATCATAATGTGGGCCTGCTCGTTTAGCCACATGATGCTGTATATTTAGCGTTCATGTAGTATTTGATGCTTTTGGAATTGGCTCAAAATGCTTACGGTCCGGAATTCCTAACAACGAACTGGTTTTATCAAAGCCTAGCTGTCGCAACACACTACTTCCCAGATACTCATTTTTTAAATTTAGACACTAGATTATCGCCTTGTGGCACGTCTACCGCTGGGGGTTTTTCCACAGTTTTATTTAGTCCAGGTTGAGCTCGAATTATTTTATTATGGTCCTTCCGCGCTTCTTCCTGAGTTCTACCAGTAATTTTAGTATCTAAATTATGAGTAAGTGTACTAGTATAACTTCGGCCTTCTCCAGTACCCATCATCTTTCCTGAACGACCTACTCCAAAAAAGGAATGTTTTATTTTTTTAATAGTCTTATCTGGGTAATAGGTTGTATCTGCAGCTACATCATAAGCCTTAGTGCTTATTGCGCGCTCCATATCCCGACGTTCGTCTGGATTTGCTTTAGCATAAATAACATTTCGCACATTTTGTTTATGATCAGGATCCGTAACAATACTTTTATTTAAATCAGGATGTCTAGCTTTTAGGTTTTTTATAAGCTGCTTCTGAGAATCCTCGGGATCCTTTTTAGCTTCTTTATGAAATGGCAGTAGTCGAGATAGGTCGTATTTTACCGGTTCCATCTTAATGTCCCGTCCGACGTCTTAAACGGGCTACAAACGTTCCATACTGCTCTACGTCTGAATCGAATTGGTGCTTCTTAATTGCGCCTCGAAGACTATCAGCTTTTGCTATGTATGTAGAATCTGCTAAATCCTCAGCTTTAAGAGAATCTGCAACCGTAGTTGCTCCTGCATAATTCGGTTTAAAAGTCGAAGATTCCAGTTTGTGCAAGGTCGCACGAGCCTTTTCTAATTTGATCGCTGGAGGATCATCCGGTAATGTAGGCTCAATCTTTTTCACCTTTACCTTTGTGGAGTCCTTCGCTAATTTTGTTATCCAAGCGGCCAATCACTGGCCAGTCGATTTTCCAAGTTCCATTTTTCTCTCCTAACTAGTATTAACTGTTGTAAAAAAACTTCCCGGGCAACATGCTCGCCGATAAGCAGTTGAGCAGTTGAATATCTACTCGTCGTCGTCCTCTGGACCAGTTTTTTTATCTTTACGTAACTTTTCACACTTCTTCATTGTATAAGAATCATCATAAATAAACTGATAACAGTTCTCGTCGAGAAGTGCTTTAATTCTATCGATAGGAATAAAGTATCCCATGTGTGTAATTGGGTCTGCACTGAAGCCCATAGGCTGTACAGTAATTCTACTTGGTATACCTACATATTCATATCTTTTTCTTTTAGGTGACCATCTATAAATGGCTCCGCCACTATTTCCAAAAATAGTTTGTGCTGTAGACATCCAATAATTAAAATGGTCAATCTCATCATCCATATAAGACACATGTCCCTCTGTCGCGATGGGCGGGTGCCCTAAGCTCGCGCCAACAGCGAACACTTTGTCAAATATATGAATATTATCTATATCGCCCTGTGGAAACATATTTGCAACCCAATCAGCAGTATTTTCTTTATCTCTAATACGTAACAAAGCAAAATCCTGTCCACCCTCATACTCAGAATAAGCAATAATATCAGCTTCAATCGCAAAGCTGCCTATGCAATGAGAATAGTTGTTATAGCGAAAATATTCAACTTGGACAGTGTCTAATGTTTCAGTATCTACCTTCTTCTTTAAAACAGGGTCCCATTTCTTTTCAACCATAATATTGTCTGCTATGACATGATGATTCGTAACAACATACGTATATGCTTCTCCATTATGTTTCTTCGAATAAACAACTGTCCCCGAACCCCCTGCTTTTCCAGTCCGTACACGAACAGTCGGGTAAAACATTTCCTCATGTTTTTGTACTATTTCTTTATGCGCCATATTATACCTTGGTTATTGTTATTAATAAAATTTTCGCTCAAACTACTCCTCCGAAGGTGGTGTTGTTTGTGCTTACTTAACTATCATACGAGTTTGTACTATGAACATTTCTTGCGCCACTAATTGTTCCACTAGAAGATGTTGTTTCCGAGCCTTTAAACCAAGAACTATTTTTTGTCAGAGTGTCCTTTACTGCCATATCAGTAGTTTTAGATCTATACTCTACCTTATTCTGTAATCTTTTACGTATACCCGGTGATTTCATATGTGTTTTTTTCTGTGCACTATCAAAGCTTTTAAGCTTCTTCTCAGCAGTAATTCGTTGGTCAACATTACGTACAACATCTGTTACATCTGCACTATTCCGTTTCTCCATTACAGGGGGCACAACCTTTTCGGCATGTGCTACTGCAGCATCAGTGCCTCCTTGAGGATTTTTATTATACTGCTTTTTAACAGTATTGTAGTATTGATTTGTATTAACTATGTGACGAATATCTCGTTTCTTCCCTTTATCGGACGCCCAAGTTGAGGGTTTGCCTGTCAGAACTTGATTAACCTTAGCTTTAATGCTAGCCCGATGAGTATTCTGTATTTTTTGATTGTTCATACCTTGAACAAAGTTATCATTGAACTCATTCCTACTGGTATCTGCGGGCGTGCCGCCAAATTTAAACATTATTTATCCTCCTCAACAGACGCTTTTCTATAGGACGTTACTAATTTCTTTAAATCACCTAGTGCCTTACGCGCGCGTCGCGCGGCTGCCTTATTATTAAAGGATTTATCATGATTTTCAGCAAATTCTTGCCAAAGGCTTTCTAAATCCATATAAATATCTTCTGTTTTAGGTAACATTTATCTCTCCTTGTTTCTTAAGAGGTCTTCCATCATATTTAGGAAGATCAGGTGTTTTATTTTTAGCATAAGCATATCCTAGCCCTGCACCAATTCCAACTTTTGCCCCATACCCTATTATAATAGCCTTTTTATGTTTACTTCAAAATCTCTTAGCTGCATTATAGAAAGAGCTGGCTCTAGAACTAGGTGTGAACCCTAACTTTGCCAATCCTTCCATAATCTAGGAATCGCCCAACATATGTTTTGCTGTATATCTATCTAATTCTTCTTTATTCATATCATGAGTCTCAGCCTGCATTTTACCATTAAAGAATTTTTCAAGTTTTAATTTTCCGCCGGCCTTATTACCAATGATAGTTTTTATTGCAGCGGGTTTTCCGGCGGCGAATGTTGTGTCCGTATAAACATAGTTCTTTTTGGGCAGCATTGCGTGGTCAAATGCAATTTCTTGTGCACGATCCGACTCTGGAGCGTGATAAGTAACTTTAGCATTTTTTGTTATCCCAGTAAATTTAAACATGTGTAGTCTCCCCAGTTCCAGTTCCTACCATTTCACCTGATTGGAAAATTTTGTTAAGTGCATCGGGGCTAACGCACATTACGTCGTTGCTCCCGTCCGTATGTTCATATGATAATGTATAGACTCACTCTCTTCCGCGTCCCATGCGGTATTCGGCTACCCGCCACTCCTTATTATTAATCAGTAATGTTGCACCAATTTGATAATTCATCTATTTTTCCTTATTATGTAGGCCAAAAAGGGTTCTAACTTTTTCCTTTAAAACGGCCACACCAACTTTAAGTGTTGTGAAAGCTGCAACTAATCCTACCAGCGCTATTAGTTGCGCCCAATATTTTACTATAAAATCCATCTCAAAAATCCTCCCCCTATCTTGTCAGTTTGTCTTAAATACCCTAAATAAAAAAATTTTCAAAAAAATTTAGAATCTGAAAATTTGACATACTAGTACTAGAATTTAAACGCGGCCAACCAGGTAGTTGGCGGGGGATGAGCCTTAGGTACCCACGTTCTTTGTAGGCCTATTATGATGTTTTGTGAGTTTTTGTGTTGTTATATATTGATTTAGTTGTTTTAAGTCAATTCTATGTGTAGCTCAACACGTTGTGCATACTCATCTTAAGCAATTTGGGCTCTTACGCACCAAATTCATCGTTCCCTCATCACAATATTCGCATTCTTTACTAGTTTTCATCATTTTGTCATCCTAAATCGTTGTTTTTTATCATTTTGCTCTATAATCCCCGCTCGGTACCACCGGAACCCGGTTTTAGGCCTCCGCTAGTATTGGAGTAGTAAGATTTTCGTCTAACATAACGGTAAATCTGTCCTCTTCGTAATCTATTCTGGCATTAATCATGTACATAGCAGTCTCTGTATCCAAAATGTACGGAAATCCATTAGATTCGTACTTCATTTCGTCCTTTTTCACCCTAGTTTTGTATGAAAACGCATAAAGTAGCTCATTTTCTTGTGTTAAATCCTCTACTGTGATGCTAAAAGCGGCTTTAGGAGGCAAATTGGCCTCATCTTGAAGCTCAAATAGCTTATTTACGGCTTTTTTTGTGAAATGTATAGGTGATTCGGACATTTTCATAGAAATATTCCCTTTTTTTAATTTTCTTTTAATCGCGGAGAACCAGGTTCATTATTAAGCTGTAGTACTAATAATGCTGCTTAAACCCTTTAACGCATATATTACTTGGGCAAGCCCTTCCATTGCTTCTTTTATACTTATTGCATCCATATTTGGTAAGCCCAATCGAGCCGCAACTAAGAGTTTAGCTAATTCACTTGAACATTGTTCATATTGTGGAATATAGCTAATATATTCTAACACATTTCTTTTATTCATTAAGCCTAAAGATAGAATCGCATCAACTGAGTTTTTATTAGCTAATGTAGAAGCTTCTTTCACTAACAAAGTGTTAAAACTCGGAACCTCACCAATCTGTCTATCGTACTCAGTTTGAATTACACCTTCCAAGTCTTGTGTACGCAATGGAGATCTAATATCACCTGTCAACTTGACATGACTATTTGGAACCAGCTTTGCCATTTTCTGTATGTCAGCAGCTGTAGCGCCACAATGTACTGCTGCCCATTTCGCCTCATCTTCACTCAAATCGCGCAATTTATGAGTTTCACCATATTTAGTAAATCCCGGCCCAGCTACTCCGTATAATCCAATGTCATCACGCTCTATATAGTTCTTCTGTAAATCTGTATCAATATCCGTAAATGTCACCTGCAATTCGCCTGCTAATTTAACAAACTTGCCATTACCAGGTACATAATACGTATTATCGAACTCCTCATGTGGAATCATAGCTTCTTTATGAATTCCTCTCAATGGCATATAAGTTGTATGATGTAAACCATCAAAACCTCTAACTTCAAAGTTACCTGCGCCTGCTACCTTCTGTAATCCAACAACCTCGAATGGTGAAGTTGCCTCATCACCTACTACAAATACTCCATAATCATTCATCTGTGGCATACTGCCTTCTACTTCAAAACGTTTAACTCTACTAGCAATCTTCGTATGCTCTTCTTGATTAAAAACGTAATATTCACCTTCTTTAGTTAAATACAATATACCTTCATTAATAGGATATGTATTACCAGGAGCAATATCAGTTGGTACACCAGAATCAGTGTATTTCGCATTCTTAGACAACTGTGTTAAAACCTCATCTTCAGGATCTAATTTAGTGCTCCAAGTATAATCAATACGTGAATTAGCTTGTTTTACCAATCGATTGCCTAATTCATCCTCAAACGTCATTTGTCTATCAATATCTAAGTTAGCTAATGTCGCTTCAGCAAAATCAACTGTATCAGCAGGTTTTAGTTGTGAAACCTTCTCAATTACATCCAACATATCGTTTTGTACAAAACCAGCGTAATGTTCAGGCTTAGTTATCTCTGAAATCAGGCGCTCATAATCTTTACGCTCTACAAAAGACGAAATCTTATCAAGCATAGAGCCGGATGTCGTACCTGCTGCATAATTTGCTGAAGGTATAGAAAGTGGTGAGTCAAATACCGTTGTAGCTAACTCTTTCCGTCCCTTCGCTACTCCCTCAAACGCTGTAGGGCTTGAGATTAAATCTAATAATGTAGCGCTTGTAAGTGGCAACATAACAGAATTAACAACTATAATATCTATTGGCATTAGTTGGAAATCAGATATCACTATAGGGATTGAGAATTCAGCTGCTTGAACTGATGCAACAGCAAAACCCTTCTCCGCATCTTTTTGGTGGTAAGAAACCTGTAATGCAGTATTTGCCAATTCTGGATATTCCTTTAACAAGGCACCAATTATCTCTTTCACCCACTTAGTGGCGTCTGTAGACATTATCGTTGTCGCTGCATGTTTCTCATGTCCCACAGGCTCTATAAATAAACTTTCCATTTCTTTCTCCTATTATGTTATACTGTTCATACTTCTTCCTTAAATATACTATTTGGACTCAAAATTGTCAAGGATAATCTCGGTTAAGGCTGGAATAGGCTGAGGTGGTGTATAAGTTCAATATGTATAGCGATCATCAGGGGCAAACTTTCGTCTACCTATAACTTCGCCATTCTCTTCCATAAACGTAGCTTCATCTACTTCCCTACACATAAATGATTCTACATTAGTTACATCTCCATTAATTGGATTACTTCATCTTATCTTACCTTCTGAATCAGGCAAGAGGTATATTGTTTTCTGTACTTTATTCAAGTTCCAATATGAGTCTTTGCCTGAAAACTCTCAATTACCAGTAACTTGTCTAAAATACTCTCTATTCACTCTTCCTAAAGCTCCTACATTTACGCCAATATAGATTAAACTGCCCTCTCTTACACCTCAATTATGTGGTCCAGTGGTCGTCATCAATCAGTTTGCATATCCCTCACCGAACATAGTAGTGAAGCACTTAAATTTGTCCATAGTAGCTCTTTGCTCATAGAGGTCAAACGTATTAGGTTGCTCTGCTCTCTCCAATTTAATTCCCATAAGCGTTTTATAAGTAAAGATTTCCAACGGTTTTGGGCCAACATCTCGTCTATGTAAGAGCTCATACAAGAGAAACATTCTCTCCAGCTCTGAAGGATTAATAATCTCATGCTCAAAAAACCCTTCCTCATAGCATTCATAGCCAGCATCCGCCAATTCCTCATGTGTACGTGCATGTTGCTTATTATGGAAAATCTTATAGCCATAATCTGCATTATCAGTTGCTCATAAATTAGATGAGCCACTCGCAAGCTCCTTATCTGCACTAAACTCTAGTCAATCTTCTCGTCATACTAAAGGCATTTCGTTCTCTCCTTATTTATGTGGGAAACACATTAGTAATACTATAACTCCCATAACTATTAATACCTCAGGACATAAAACTCATGTTGCATAGCTTCCTAAGACAAACGCCATTCCACAAATCATGGTTCACATATACTTTCACCAATGCTGCATTAAGCACTCTTACATACAGGTTGAACAGTTATAATACTAAATGTACCTGGATATTCCTTAACACCATCAGGTACAGGTGCGCTGGGAGGCGCTGGCATCATAGCTTTCACATCCACAACAAACTTTCAATCCCCTGGGCCTGATTGTATTCCTACAGCTTCTCCGCCATCTGTTGTTACGCCTGCAAAGGTTCCTCAACCTACAAATTCAACATGGCCTGTTCCTGGAATTATAAATGGTGGAGATATATAAGGTACAGCAGGGAAGGGCGTTTCAATAGAATCTTTAATATCAGCCTCTCAAATAGCTTTATTTCCAAATGCTGTTAAAACATGGCCACCATCAGCAGTGAGAGGTCCTATCAAGGGTGCCATTGGTACACATGGTGCTGGAGGTGGAAGTATAAATATATCAGTTGCTGTTAAAATTTGTGCCATTTAGAATACCGTTAGCCCAAACACCATTTTCATAGTTAAACCGTAGCTGTCAACACATTGTAGAGCAATAATGCTGGCACCTATATCATCAGCTGTAGGTGTTCCAAATAAATGGCCTTGTCTAACTGTTTTAGTTTTTCCATCTATTACCTCTGTAAACGTTTGTCCAACTGTGAATGTCAACCAATCAGGTATAGGTACTGCACTCACTCCTGGTACAATTTCACCAGGAATAACCTCAATCTCTAAAGTTTCAGCTACATTGCCCTCTCCCATTATATCTTGATCAATAGCTTTAATTATTTCACTGTATTCTACGCCAACAGAGGCTTCCTTAGCTGGTTCACTCCCTCAAAGGGGCATGTGAGGGTGATTTGCAAAGGTTAAACTAAAAGTTTGATTTTTTACAACGCTTTCACCATTACTAAGTGTAGATGTAAGTGTTAGTGCTAAGCTATGGGTGCCTACATCAGTCTCTTCTTCAGGCGCTCCTTGAATCAGACCTTTGTAACTGGAGGCCAGATTTGGGTTATAATGATCTGTATCAGCAGGGTCAGAGTTTGTAAATATTAAGAAATCAGGAATGGTTGGTGCATGTACATAAACAGTTTCTCCGCTTAGGGTGCGTGTGTGTCCAGTAGTAACTTCATACTCATAAAAGCCTGCATCTCCCTCGGTATCTCCATATTGTTTCATAGCTGCAGCAGCTGTGGTATGAGGATCACCTGTAAATTTAGCAGGTGTGTAAGCAGACACTGACTTCGTATAAGTTGGAGGTAAATTAGTGCCAGTGTAGGAGCCATCATCTGCAGTAAGCTTTACGGCAAAACTGTTATCTACACCGTCGTCTGTATACATATGGGTAGGATTCTCAGCTGAGGATGTCGAACCGTCAGCAAACTCTCAAAGTCACGTTCACTCAGGAATGGTTAATGTGGAAGTCGTAGTATTTGTAAATACAAATGTAGTCTCACCTTTGTATCCTTGAGTTAAATTAACTGTAAAACTACTCGTAACTACCATTATCCTACATCCATTGTATCTGCTGTTCCGCCGCCTTCTATACTACAACCCTCTTTAATATCAGTGGTGCCAAGAAGAAGTCCTTCTTCCTTACACATTTCTATTATAGCTTCACAAATCGAGTCTATAATAGCCTGCATTTCAAATGTTAACTCAAGAGCTTTTGTAATTTTTGGCATAGTCGGCTCTCCGCCAGCCTCTGGGTCATAGGTCCCGTCCTCGGTGTCGTCCTCAACCTCCCGTTTCTTTTCAGCAAGTCGTTCATAAGCTCGTGCTTTTACATTGGCTATAGTTGTTGGCATAAATTATCTCCTTGGTTATTCTGCATGTGTTTCAAATGTTAATGGTGATGTAGCAACGTTAGGTGCAGCTACTGCCGGTACTGGTATAGGTGGACTAGGTGGTCCTGGTGCAGCTGTTGGATGCATATGTGCACCAAAAATCATATCAACTCACGCCTTAGTTACTAAAGCTTGCTCACCTCCTGTACCACCAATCTTAATTCCACCTTCTGTGGGTGTTGGCCCACCGTCAATAATAATTTCAGCACCATCCATAGTAATAGATTGGGGATCTCCACTGGAGGGTACAATCTCAATTGTTACCTTTGTTCCTGTTAAACTAATTGTATATTCAGCATCACCTGACACCACTTTAATTTCTCCAAGATCAGCCGCTAATGTCATAGTAGACGTATCACCTTGAGTGTCGACATGTATCTTACCAACATCACTGCCTAGAGTTAAGTCTGCAGAACTAACACCAGCAGATTCATCCACTTTTCATTGGTGAACTGTACTCGCATCACTGTATACACTACTATATGTAGTATCTGTAGGAACTATTGCTCCATCACTATGTGCATAAGAACGCGCCCATCAATTACTAGCATCATTAATAGTTTCTGAGTAGCTAAGTGTTTTAGGCAGTGGTCCTGATGAATTTCAGGTAATACTCTCAGTCTTCAATGCCCCAGATTGACTATATGACTTGGCCATTTTTACACCCTCTGTTATATCAGCTATAACAGGTACTTGATGTGGTCCTTTCCAGGAATGATGGTTCTCCCTTATATAAGTGCCTCCATCACTGCCTCCTCAAGCTAGGCTATGTGACTCATGGAATTTATCATCTATATCTCAGCCCTCTCCTGCACTGATAATATTAGCTACGCCTCCGCCATTCTGCACTCTAAGAGTAAATAAATCATCCTCCCCATTAACTTTACCAAAACGAAATAAGTGAGTCTGTGGATTTGGAGGGCCAGGTCAACCATCAGTGTATGTATCTTTAGCACGCCAAGCTATCAGCTCGCCTCCAGGGCGTGAGGTCATATATTGGGCATTGTCTTTTTGTTTACCTAATTTTAATTCTGTAAAACATGATTTGTCTGTCCCCACTGGTGCAGGTAGTGAAGGTGTCATTGGTGTTGGTACACTAGCATTTCATCCATCAGTATGAGTCTGTTGAGTCCTAATCTCATAAACATGCCCCAAATCTTCAATTGGATTTTCACCTTTAATATAACCTGCTCTAACAATAGCTTTATCAATATAGGGAGTTAGCCCCGGAAGCATCAGTTTTGTCTCTGTATCTTGAAATTTGTCACTTACAAAATTAAGATCTTTATATTTTTCTTGAATAAAAGTATAAGAGGCAACATGAGGTACACCTATTGTTAAGTCTTTAGGTGTATACTCTCGTAATGATGTATGACCATGTGTTATTAGAGTTGCTTCTTTAAACGTGCTCGTCTGTTTACCTTGTGCTCCATCCATAACTACAGCGCATAGATTACCTGATGTTAGCCCAATGGTTCCATCTTCACTAAGCTTAGTTGTCGGAGTGAACTTGCCTCCAGTTTTAGTAGAAACATCTCCAGCTTGTGCCTTCTTTAATGGCTTCTCAGTTCCCTCTTCACCGCAGTCAGCTATAAGCCCAAAAAACGATGTTATATGAATTGTCTGTCCATGCTGAGAGAGAATTCCTGCAAATCTTTGGCCATCTTTCGGAACTGCTACCGATTTGCCCGCTCCACTTGTTGGAAGGACTGAAGGTAGTGTACATACATAGCGGCCTCCTTCATTATCGATTTTACCCCAAAGCTGTAAAGCAGGCTCAGTACGTACTTCAACGATTTGCCCTACTACTGCGTGGCCACCGTGACGTCCTGTCTCTGTATGGGAAATTTGGTTCAAATACAAATTTGGCCGATACGATTTAAATAGCTTTTTCTCAGTATGTTTATCGCTTGTAGTCTGTATACGTGGGTGAAATGCACTCTGTGAATATTGATCTTTTGCCATGTCTAAATGTAATAGTTTGAAACCCTGAAGTCAAGATGGTTTTTAGACACAGTTAATTGGAATAAGAATATTACTATTATGTGATATACGTATCCTGTAATAGCGAAACCGTGAATCAGTTTTTTAATATTAAGGAGACAGAATGGCTAGAGTAAAAAAAGTAGTACAGCAATTAAAACGGTTAGGTTCCCTTCCCCCCAAATTAATTTTCCATGTGGAACAAGCACCGCTCGATGTAGCATCAGGGTCTAACAAAGCCCTTTGTGAATGCTTCTTAGAGTCAACAAATACACCGTTTAATAGTGATGTGCTTGAACATGATACATTTGTACCATTTCAAGAAAATCACCCAAGATATACTGACTCAGTTACTGCTGCTTGTGATACAGTAGCATCAATGTGTAAGTACAATAAGCCTTGGGATGATTAAGAAATATCTTGCTGATAGTGTAGAGAGGAGGCGTTGATATAAGTCCTCCTCTTTGCATGGACTAGAACAACAATAAAATAAAGGAGAATAACCCCATGGGACGAAACCCTATACAGCGAAGCCCTGAAGAAAAGGCATTTCGTGATAATTATATAAGGCAGCATAGTAGATCAAAGGGAGCTGCTAAGGCATGGAAACGCAAACAACAAAGATTGCAGAAGCAGAGTTATAAAGAGGTAGAAACAGATGTACGTGTTGCATCGCCTAAGAAAGTAAGTACAGCTTTAACCACTGTTCTAGGCCAACATCCAATCTCTAAACTTGAAGTAATACATCGGCCAACTACCACTAAGAAAAATGTACGTGGCCGTATAATTAGCTGGTTAACCAACAAAACTAGAAGTCGCCGTTAGCGACTGTAATATAACTGGATACACTGCGCCACAAGTGTGCATAGCCAAGGTTAAACTAACCTAGAAGTGTAACAAAAGTGAAACACTTTTTCACATCCTACAGTTAATAGTAACCAGGGGAGGCCTGGTGATGAGTGTGAGGAATATCTGATCAATATTTCAATAGAACTTGAGATGATTAACGGCTTCGTATCCAGTACAGATTTATGGGTCCAATAGACATGAGATGAATGATATCCTCTTCCTCAGAACAGAGTCCCTGCTGCTTAGTGGGGTGTAGGGCCCATAATAATTTGAGAGTAGAGGTGATAAGCATATAGTTTCTATTTGTTATAAGTTAGAGTCCGCAAGGTCTATGGACATAGTGTCATTCGGGGCAGTTCCGATGAAAAGTACACATTGAACTCTATGACCTACTCTCATATATTCGCGAGCGCTTGAGTTTTCAGAGATGAAAACAAAGAGTATGAAGTTGGGTGCAAATCCCGTGCTCGCTATCTATGCCTAAGTTGAAGACATTAAGTCCAGTCGGGATAGGGACTGCTTAAATCTTATGTCCTATCACTTTGACCTAGAGCAGAGTGGGTGGCGGAGGTTTTCAAAAGGGATTATCCTTATCCCGGAAGTTGTGCCAAAGCCACCCCATCTTTAATGAAGTACGAATCTTATAGTTCGAGGTATTGTGGGGATTACTAACAGAACCCACAGATTGGAGGTGATGACGCAGTTTACTCGAGCCACTGTCGAGCCAATGGCGGTAATCCAAGATGAGACTGCTTGGAGATGTGTAGAACTATAATATTGAGGAGAAAAATAATGACGAGTGATTACGAAACAGTAAAAAGTAAATTTAAATATCTATTTGAATTATATGATTTACCAGAACCAAAAGTAATA